GAACAGGCCCATGGACTGGGCGGCCAACTCCTGCTCGAACTTTGCGTCTGCCAGGGCCGACTTGTAGTCGTCCATCTGGCCGCGGATTTGATCGGCGGAGAAACCCTGGGCCTTCAGTTTCTGGCTGAGGGTGTCCAGGGCCTTCGCCGCGAGGTCGGCCTGCCCGTTCTTGACGAGGTTGGCGAGTGCCTTGTCGACCGCGTCGATGTTCTCCTTGGCTTCCTTGACCGGCGTGGAGTCGGTGCCGAAGAAGGACACGATGGACTGCTGGACCTGGTCCAGGCCCTTGGGGTCGACGACTTTCTGAAGGCTGTCCGCCAGCCCGGACAGGTCCTTACCGAAGGAGCGTGCCGCCTCGCCGGTCACCCGGCCGGTGTCGCCGAGGGTGCGCAGCGACGTGGTGAGCTTGTCGACGTCCGGCGGGGCCTTCTTGCCCATGTCGGATAGCTGCGACAGGGCGATGAGGAGGATGCCGATACCGGAGGCGATGAGGGTGGCCTTGGCGGCGGTGCCGAGGGTGCCGAACGCGGCGGCGAGGCCGGCCATGCCGCCGCCCGCCCCGGCCGAGGCGACACGCAGAGCGGCGAGGCGGGCGCCCAGGGCGGCGATGCCCCCAGCGATGGCGGCCGCACCAGCCCCGGCGAGCTGTACGAGCTTCAGGCCGGCGGCGACCTGGATGATGATGCCGACGAGCTCGGGCGGGAGTGCGGCGACGAGTTGGGCCGCGGCGGTGACGAGGGTGAGCAGGCCGGGTCCGGCCTCGGCGGAGGCTTGCAACAGCGTCACGACGGCGTCGGAGATAGCGGACAGTGCTTCCCGTGCTGCTGGGCCGTTTTCGCGGGCGTAGTCCATGAATGCGGCGATCGGCCCGTCCTGGAAGGCTCCACCTTCGGACAGGACCCGCAGGAAGTGGACGACGCCGTCGGTCATCTCGTCCAGCTTCCGGCCGGAGAAGTCGGCGAACCGATCGGCCATGGCGTCGAAGCCGGGCGTGGTGATGGCGCCGCCAGCAACGTCGACAAGGCGCCCTAGCTGCTTGGAAGCCGATTGAACATGCGGGGTAAGCCTGGGGATGAGCGTGTCAAGAACGGTTATCCCGTCGGTGACCGGGTCCATCGTGAACCCGGCCATCTCGTCCGACCAGTCGCGGAAGTCCTTCTTCAGCGTGCTCAGGGAGACTGCCGCCCGTTGGGTGGCCTCGGGCATGTCGAGAAGTATTTGCCGGTACTCCTCGGACGCCGTCATGGCCTCCTTGGATGATTTGCCATGCTGCGTTACCGCGTCTCGATACTTCTTGTCGGCGTCTGCGGCCTGCGATAGTGGTTCGATCTGACCGGCGATGGCGATCCCGAACGCTGCGGCTGTGGTGCCGCCTGTGGCAAACAGGCCCGGCAACGGGGCCAGAGCAGTGGACAGGCCAGCTACAAGGGGGACGGCCGCGGGAGCGAGCAGCAGCAGCCCTTTGAGCATCTGCGACCCGGAAGACCCGCCGCCGCTGTTCGACAGGCCTCCGACACGGCCCCGCAGATCACCCAGCCTGCCCGTTACGCGGGTGAGGGAGCCGTCGAGGTCGTCGAGGTCGCTGCGGAAGGTGCGGGTGCTGCCGGACAGGTTGTCCAGGCGGGTCTGGCCGAGTCCGGCGGCCCGGTTGAGGGAGCGCATGCCGGCGGTGGCCGCGAGGGACTGGTTACGCAGTACGTCCAGCTGATTGCCGGCGTCCCGCGCTGCGCGTTGCAGCGTGTTCAGGGTGTGCGCGGTCTGCCGGGCTTCTTCCCTGAGCCGTGCCAGGGAGGCGGCGCCACGGTTGAGGGTGCGGGTGTCGGCCGTGACCGGGATGGTGATGCCGTTGCTGCCGACGGTGCGCAGGGCCCGCTGGACGTCGGCACGGAGGTGGCCTGCGTCGATGTTCAGGCGGACACGAAGGCCTTGCCCTGCACCGGCTGCGGTGAGGGCGGTCGCCACGTCCCGGCGCAGGCGTGTGGCGTCAATGTTGATGCGGGCCCGGACCTGCTGACCGGTGCCGGCGCTGGAGAGCGCGGCTCGGATGTCGCGGCGCAGGTTCGTGGCGTCCAGGCGCACCCTGATTCGGATGTCGCGGGAGGTGGCGGCACGTAGGCGGGTGATGTCCTGGCGCAGGGCGTTGACGGCGCGGGAGGCGGTCCGGGCGTCATTGGCGGTGGAGCGAAGGGTGCGGGCGAGGCTGGAGCCCTGACCCGTCAGCCGGACACTGAGGTTCCATTCGGACACGGCGGGCTCCTTCCTGCGCTAGTCGTGCTGGGCGGTGCGGGCGAGTTCGAGTGCGGCGTGGACGCTGGTGGGGATGAGGGCGACTTTCACGCCGTGTCCCTCGGGCCCGTCGGGGACTTCCTTTTGCCGGTCGGCGATGGTCTGGCAGCCGATGCAGCGGTGGGTGACGGCGGTGTAGGCGAACTCGTCGCCGCCGGCGTGTTCGTCCCACTCTTCGGGGCGGGTGCCGCAGGACGGGCAGACCCTGCGCAGGTGCTCCTCCAGGGCGAGGGCTTTACGGCGGTCCAGATCGGACCAGGTGCCGTCGCCGTGACCTCGGAAATAGCTGTGCGGGATGCGGTATGCCCTGCACAGTTCCATCTCGGCACGGAAGGCGGCATCATCGATCAGCCTTTTCCCAGGTCGGTGCGCTTGACGTGCTGGATGGACCAGGCGGCCCGCCACAGATCGGCGGCATCCTCCGGCCCCCAGGTCTTGAGGTACCGGGCGGCGTCCTCGGCGGGCATCCCGTCGAGGGAGGCGGCAGAGATGAGGGCGGGAGCGAACGTGTCGAACGCGAAGTTGAGCCCTTCGGCCTCTTCTTCTTCGCTCGGCTTGTGCTTCTCCTGAAGGTCGTCCAGCTCCTGTTGCTCCAGGGTCTGGAAGCGCAGGGTGATGGTCGCCGCGTCGTAGGCCTTCTGTGCTGCGGCGAGTTCCGCCTTGGCGTCCTTGGCCTGCTTCTCCACCGCGGCCAGCGCCTCGGGGTCGAATGCGTCGGCCTTGTCGGCTTGGGCCTTGACCTGCGTCAGGTAGGTGTTGGCGTCCTCCGAGGTGCGCTGGGCGGCCCGGTAGCGTTCGCGGATTTCGGGGTCCTCGCACAGCGCGAACGTGCGGATGGGCTTCTTGACGTTGTCGAGGCGCTTCTTGAGGGCGTCCCAGCTGCTGCTGGCGGTGCTGGCCATTGGTGGGTCTCCGAGGGGGAAGGCCCGGCCGGGCGCGCGTGGCGCCCTTCCCGTGTACGCCACGGGCCCGGCCGGGGGCTGGTGGGGTGTGCTTCGGCCGGGATCAGGTGAGCGTCGGGACGGTGCCGTTGAACAGCGGCCGCGAGGTGATCGTGAACTGCACGGTGATCTTCGCGGCCTCGTTGTCCGTGGTGTACGCCTTGGAGTTGGAGACGACAGTGGCTGGGAAGATGTCCATGCCCTTCGCGCCCGTCGTCAGCCCTTTGGAGAAGATGGCGACGAAGCCGGACGTGCCCTTGGCCAGTTCGGTTTCGATGTCGTCGGCCGTGCTGTCCTCGTAGAAGGTCAGGGAGGAGTCCGCTGCGGAGTCGTCTCCGCCGATCTTCGACACGAATGTGGACGCCATGTCCGGCGTCTCGATGGGGCTGTTCTCCAGCGACCAGCCGTCGATCGCGTTGATCTGCTGGGTGTAGTCCGTGCCGCCGTCGATCTCGGCGCCAGTCGGGACCAGCGTTGAGGAGGCGACGGTGGGCAGGAAGTAGATCTTGGTGGTGCCCTTGCGGTTGAACCTTGGCATGTTGGCCCCTCGCGGATAGGGGCCGAACGGTGGGGGCCCCTGCTACACGTGTCTGGTGTGGCGGCCACCAGTTGTGGTGGCGTCCGCGTGGGGTCCCGCCGCGGTGCGGTTGCGCATGCCGCCGTGTTAGGCGGTCTTCTCCAGGTACAGCCGGTACCTGATCACACTGGTGATGATGGCATCTTCCGCGTTGTCCGTTCCCCCGGCTTCCCTGGCCTCCCTGCGGTAGCAGCCCACACCGTCACCGACGTTGAGGGTGTGCAGGTATCCGGAGCTGCCGTCTGCGGGGCGTTCCACGACCTTCCAGCCGCGGTCGGCGAGCCACTGCGCCTGCTCGTCTCCGCCGCGGCTGTCGGGTACGCCGGGCTGCGGGCCGGAGACGAACGTGGCCTGGTAGTCGAACACGGCGGCCGTCTGGTTGTCGGCGAGGGTGTTGGTGTCGTCCCCGCGGTCCAGCGGGTAGAGGATCGTGTAGGGCGGGGGCAGTGGCCGTCCGGCAGCGTCGAGGGGGACGGTGCGGCGTCCTACCGGCCGGCCGGTGAGGGTGGCGAGGAGCGTCTGGAGCCCTTCGGTGACGGGCAGTCGTTCGATCACGGTCAGCTCCCGAAGATTCGGCCCAGGGCGTCCCTGAAAGCCTGCTCGTAGTCGGACGCCAGTTCGTCCACTGCGGGCTGGACGTGCGGGAACGGCGGCTGGAAGTAGTGACGGCCGATGCTGTCCGTCATGTCGTAGAAGCCGTACTCCAGGCGCCGACCCTGCGGCTTCGTAGTGCCAACCACCGCTCCCCCACCGTCAGGAACGGCGAACGGCTTTGGGGGCTCCCAGGAGTCGAAGTAGTCACCCGTGATGATGTTCGGGCCCGGTCGTCCGGAGGCGTTGAAGCGGATCATGGCGCGGACCAGTCGCGCTTGCTGCTGCACGGTGCGGTCCGTTTCCGGGCCGACTCGGTCAGCGGCCCGTTCAAGGCGCGGCGCGAGGTCCTCGAGGTCCATTAGCTGGCCGCCGTCCCGTTGTTCTGGATCTGGTCCAGGCCGGTGATCCTGACGACACCCAGGGTGCCGCCGACGGACGGGTCCAGGGCCCGCCACTGCCGGCCGAGCATCGTCAGGTCCCCGCCCGGGTGGATCGCGACGACGGTGACGATGGTGTCCCGGGCTGCGATGGGCGCCTCCCGGGGGGTGAGGGCCTTGTAGCGGGAGCGGGTCTCGTCGGTCCAGGGAAGGTTGGGGATGGGCATCGCGGTGACACCGTCGGACGTTCCGGAGACCTGCACTGCGCCGGGCCCTTCGTAGATCAGGTCGCCTTCCGGGTAGACGTACAGGCCAGCGGCCGTGTCGAAGACGGGGGTGCCCGCTGCGGGTGTGGTGAAGCGGACCGTGTCGAGGAGCACCAGGTTCTGAACGACGGCGGCGATGCCGGAGAGGTCGAGGCCGGCCATCAGGATCCTCCTCCCCCGGTCGCCCACTCGGTGAGCGTGGCGAGCATCGCCCGCGCGGTGGCGCCTTCACCGCCGCCGTAGTCGGACCGGTTCAACGCCTGCTGATCCAGCAGGACGGGGTCGACCTCCGCGAGGAACGCGGCCACGATCTCTCCAGGGCTCTTGGTGACGCCGACCGCTACCCGGGCCAGGCCCTCAAAGGCAGTCCCGTCGGGATGCCGGGTGTGCAGCACGAGGGTGGGCAGGGCGACTTGGATGTCGTGGTGCAGGCTGTAACCGGTGACCTGGCCGGACGGCAGGGGCGTGCCGTCGAGCGTGATGGTGGCGTGGCCAGGCTGGGCGTTGATACGGACGCCGTGCGCCTGCGGCTCGTCGGGGCGCTCAGTCATCTTCGCCCTTCCGTCCGATGCTGGTCTGGTTAATGATCTGCTGAGCGGAGGCTAGGAGCCCGTTCTGCTCGATCCACGACAAGCCGTCGCTGGAGGCGATGGCGAGGGAGACGTCGCCGTCAGCTTCGATGACCTTGGCGATGACGAACGCGGACGCGACGAGGTCCCCTTCGTCAAGGTCGATGGTGGTGCCGAGTCCGTCGAGAATCGGCCCGATGGGCTGTTCGGTCACAGGGTCGCTCCGGTGCGGATCTCGGTTCGGCCGATGAGGTCCATGCGGGGCAGCAGCTCTCTTTGGCAGTTCGGGTGTGCGGAGGGGTGGGCGAGGGCGTCCTGGACGGTCCGCAGTGTGCGGTTCGCGCGGTCGGGATCATCGTGGCTCGTCCAGCCACACGCGGCGCCGTCCCGGATCTCCACCCACTCGGTGCCGAGTTCGTCCAGGGCGGTGCGGGCGGCCGCGGTGTTGGCTGTAGTGACGGCCTGCCAGGTGATGGCTGCTCGGGCCCACGACTCGACTGGGTGTCGGCTGTTGTTGGCGTATACGACGGTGTCCAGCGGGTGGGCGTCACGTAGGGCGGCGATGTCGAAGCGGGCGGCGTCGGAGCGGGCCATGTCCTGGGCGGCGCGGAGGAAGGCACGGGCGCGGCGCAGGGCTTCTTGGATGCGGCCGGTGAGGTCGGCGTAGTACTGGGCGGACGCTGCGGTGACGGCGGCTCGGTGTCGGTCGGTCCACCGGAACAGGGTGGTGGGGCGCAGGGCGTTGTCGAGGAGCGTCCAGGCGCCTTCGCGGTAGATGAGGGGAAGGTCGGTGGCGGACCATCGTTCGGCGAACGCCATGATCGTGCGGTTGAACTCGGCGAGGGACGTGTTGAACGTGGCGATAGCTGCGCGCAGGGCGCGCCCGGTGCCGGCGGACCGTCCGGGCCGGATCCGAGTGAGCGCGTTCAGCAGCCTGGTCTGCGCTGTGGTGAGGATCGACCAGGCGGAGCGGAGACGGTCGACCGCGTCGGTGATGAAGCCGAGGAGACGCTGGCGCAGGGTGCGGCCGCGGCGCCGAACCGGGGTAGTCATCGCCGGCACCGTCCAGCTC